GAGCAAGTTCTCTCAAGAGGAGAAAGAAATCATCCTGAACAATCAGAATGAGATGATTAAAGCTAAGTTAAAGTTGATGAGTTTGTCTGAAGAACAACAAACAGCAGCACTTCAAGCTTTAAATGGTAAAATCAGCTCACTCAACGAAACACAGTTAAAACATACTAGAGATGTTTTAAAACAGGCTATGGATGAAGAAAAGAAACTCTACGAGAACTCAAAGAGTGAGTGGAAAGAGTTACTTGACGGAAAAGCAATAGATCAAGAAACTTACAACAAGAAAATGCAAGAGGTTGAAGCCAACCATACTCAAACAATGGAAGCTCTTGGAAACAAGTATTACCAGGTTATGCGAAATCTTGACGATAAGGTGAAAGCTCGAACTGGCCAAAGTTGGAACTATTGGGAAGAAGCCAAGAAAGTTCTGGAAGAATACGGCCTTTCCTATGAAGAAATCGGAAAGAAAGCTGCTGAAGCTTCTCAAAAGGTAGGGAATTCACATAGCATCCTTGCTAACTACACTAGTGAGATGAGCAAGGAAGTGAAAGAGGCTAACGATGCATGGTCCTTGCTGGTTGGGAATATCAATGAAAATGGTAATTTTGAAGTTAAATCAAATGTTAAGGAAGTGATCGGAGAGGCTGCCAAGTCTGCGGAAGGTTGGGAACAATTGCAGTTTATTGCTAAGAATGCGGAAATCAACTCAAATGCTCGTGCGACTATTGCTGAGGCTCTTGTCGAATCCGGTAAATGGAAAGACATGACTCTCGAAGAGAAGCAAGTGATTGTCCAAAATCAAGCTGGCCTACAAGCTATCTTTGATAGTGAAACCCATCTTAAAATATGGAACAGCATGCCAGCGGAAGTCAAAGAACTTCTCATGAAGAATACAGACATCATGAACAAGGCGGAGGAAGCCTCAAAGGCTCTGTATAACTATGAAGCTCTGAAACCAAAACAGAAGGAGTTGCTGGCCAATGATGAAAGTGTCCGAACAGCAGTCGCTCGCTCAACTGATACTCTGACGACCTGGAATGCGACCACACCGTTTACAAAAGATTTGAAAGCTGATCCTACGAATGTTTTGAACAATGGCCAGTTGTCTATTGATAAGATTACAGCTTGGAATTTTGCATCTGCTGAGACTAAGTCTCTGGATGCGGTAGATAATACGAGTGCAGCTGTCGGAAGTGCGATTTTGAGTGTTAATTCACCTAAGCAAGAATCTCCTATCAATTTGTTCGCTGCTGACCAAACGGGCGGTGTACGAAATGAGACGAGCGGTGCTATCAATGCTATTAAGCAATATGATCCAGTGAATATCCTTGCCAAGAATGGCACTAATGACACTGTCAGCGAGGTCAAAAGTGGTGTAAATGGTATTCAGGATAAAACTGTTACTATCAACGCCCAAGACAACGCTTCTGGTGTACTTTCAGGGATTCGAAGCTGGATCAATAGTGTAACAGGTAACTTCTTTACAAATATTTTTGCAAGCAGACACGCCCACGGGACCAACTACCACCCTGGAGGGCTTGCTATCGTCAACGACCAAAGAAATAGCAACTACAAGGAAATGGTCACTCTGCCAAATGGCCGGAGCTTCATTCCTCAAGGCAGAGATGTCTTGCTTCCTCTTCCGAGAGGTTCTAAAGTCTTGCGAGCTGATAAAACTAGACGTTTGATGCGTGAGATGGGTGTTCCTAAATATGCCTCTGGTATCGGGATCCCGAGCGATGCGAAATTTCTCCGTGAAATGGAACAAGCTCAGCGTAATATCACGATTCAGACTACAAGTGTTCAGAATGGGCAAGATACGGATAAAGTCGTGTCTGAGATGAGGATTCTGAGAGCAAGTTTAGAAAAATTGCTTACTGCTATCCTTAACAAGGACACAAACGCTTATCTGGACAGCTCAAAAGTTACGGATATTGTTACTAAAACTCAGAAAGAGCGTGAGAGAATGCTACTAAGAATGAAAGGGGTGATTGAATGAGCGAAGTGACTATGCGTTTTAATAAAACAGATTTACGAGAGCTTATTGAAATTCATGACATCCAACGTGATGTCGGAAACAATCGCTCTATCTCTATCGACCATGCACCAAGAATCGGAGTGAATATCCAACAACAAACTATTGATGCAAAATATATCAAGGTAGACTTTTCCATCTGGTCTGAAGACAGAAATACCCTCAAGCATAAGCTTGCGGGTATTTTTAATGTTGATGGTCCTAAAGAGTTGACCTTTTCAGATGAGCCAGACAAGTATTATCTGGCCATGGTAATCGATGATATCTCTATGCAAGAGGCAAGTGGGAGACGTTCGATGGGGTCTATAAAATTCATCGTTCCAGATGGTGTAGCCCATAGCTCAGCTTATAAGGATTTTAATAGCGAAGCAAACGCCAAAGGAACGCTAGATAAACTAGTCTTTGACCTCACAAACAATGGTACAGTTGAGGCATTTCCAATTATCCGAGTTAAGCACAATGCTGAAAATGGTTATATTGGCCTTGTCAATAATAATACAGCTTTTGAGCTTGGAAACCGTGAAGAGGCTGATACTGGGATCGTTAAAAAATCCGAGGTCTTGCTGGATTTTAGAGGCGATAAGATTTCAGATGCGTTCAATAGATCGTTTAAAAATAGAGCCATCACAAACGATAACGGTGAGACTGTTACTGGGGCATCTGAATTGATTACATTGTGGGACAAGAAGCACATAAGACTACGAGATCAATTCATCCAAGGGCGTTATGGGAATTATGCGACAGGACTATCATGGGATATTCCAGTAGATGCAGCAGGCGAGAGAGGTTCATTGAATGATTATCTATTCTGTAAGCAAGTGTTTCAATCAGAGTCAGCAACTCAATACGGCTTTATCAAGATAACTGTGTCAGACACAAATGATCAATTTTTGTATGGCGTTGAGACATTTAAACGTTCTAAAGGTCAAGAATGCGAATTTAATATCTTTGGTTCGGATGGAAAAGGTAAGTACAACTTTTTAAAATGCCTTACTTTCACAGGCACATCCGATAGCACTTTGAATCCGTTTAATTACTCAAAAGGGCAATTTGAGATTAAGCGAAATGACAACACAGTACAGGTTTATTACAACGGATCATACTACAACTTTGTTATCCCTGAAATCAAGGGCAAAAAATCAGCTAAAATCCATGCTACTCTGGGAGCTTATCACGACAAGCCTATGGTATCACACATGTACATTGATGAGTTGATTTTCAGAAAAGACTTTGTACCTATGACGGGTGATATCCCAAATCGTTATCCTATGGGTTCAAATGTTGTAATCAATAGTGAAGATGATACGGTTTACATTGATGGTATCGCAAAAGCTGGAGAGGTTGTTGACGGTTCGCAATGGCTATCTATACCTCCTGGAGAGTCCAAGCTTGAGATGTATTTTTCTAGTTTTATCAAGAAAAAACCAACAGTAACAGTAGAATTTGAAGAAAGGTGGATCTAGTCATGCTCTTAACAATTCATGATGCGAATTTGCAAAAGGTTGCTTTTGTTGATAATAGCAAGCAAAGTACGCTTAATTTTTACAATGATACATGGACTAGGAGCTTACAAACAGGTTCATCTACTTTTGAATTTACTGTATTTAAAAAGGCTATCAAGTCAGACACTCCAACGCAAAAAGCCCATTCATACCTTAATGAACGAGCGTGGGTGTCTTTCAAATATCATGGCAAGAGCTTTATTTTTAACGTCATGCAGGTTGAAGAAAATGAGCAAACAATCAAATGTTATTGCGAAAACCTCAATCTTGAGCTTATCAATGAAGTAGCTAATCCTTATAAAGCTACTAAGGCAATGAGCTTTGCAGAATATTGTGAGGCTATGGATTTATTAAACTATACCCATCTTGTTATTGGCATCAATGAAGTATCAGATAACAAGCGTACTCTTGAGTGGGAGGGGCAAGAAACCAAACTAGCCCGTCTATTGAGTCTAGCCAAACGCTTTGATGCTGAGATTGAGTTTGATACACAGTTAAACGCTGATAGCACAATCAAAAGATTTGCTATCAATATCTATCGTGAAAATGATGATACTCATCAAGGTGTAGGACGTATCAGAAATGATATAAGCCTAAAATACGGTAAAAATGTCACTTCTATCACTCGTAGAGTTGATAAGACAGGTCTTTTCAACTCAATTCGTCCAACTGGGAAAAGACGGGTAAAAAATGGCTCTGGTGAAGAAGTTGAGGAAGTAGTTACAATACAAGGTCTTGATGAGTGGAAAAAATACAACAAGGATGGAATTTGTGAGTTTTATCAATTAGGCTCTCATCTTGTTGCTCCAATCTCTATGCAGCTATATCCATCAACATTCACACATTCAACAGGTGAACTAGACCAGTACATAAGAAAGGATTTTAGTTACGATACTGATAATCCAAAAGAATTGCGACGTCTAGCATACAACGAACTAAAAAAACATTGTTATCCAGCTATCACTTAT